AGATATGCTGGTGGTTTTGATCCTAACCCTGAAAATATTGCACATATATGGTCAAAGAGTGGTATTGCTCATGGTAGTATTTCTCATTAGGCAGCAGGACGCAAACCTATAAGCCATCGGTATTATTATATTCCCTGGATTCAGGATTCTAATAAAACGGCATTGGGCAGATTTATTAATAGATTTTATAATAAAAATAAACTAATAAAAGGGTATGATACATTAGTAAGGTATTATCTACCGGAAGCACGTAGGAAGTCATATAAAGCTTCATCAGCTTTATGGGAATATGAATCAGCTTTAAATGAAAAATATAGATCACAAGTTTCAAGATTATAGAAAAGACGTAACGAGCTAGAAGGAAAGGTTTTGGGCGCACAGTAGAATACTGCAGATAATTGGAGGAATGCTGCCACTTTTGGAGCCGCTACTTCTCCTTTTGTAACAGGGGGTTACTGGTGGATGCATCATAAAATGGAGAAAAACTCAGACAGGTATAATCATTTAAATAAATGGAAAGATTTTTATAAGAAATATAAAAATTAGAAGTTTATTCCAGTTAAAGATTTCTCCAATGAACAATACGATGATTATCTTAAATTTTTTGACGGGGATTATACAGAACGCGATGGCGAAAGCTATATATAGAATATTTTTTATAGGAAACGGCATAAGTAGTGAAAACACATAATCGTCTTATGAGTGCGATATGAAAATAAATTGGATTTATAATGCAACTAACTAAAAACTTTTCATTAGAAGAATTAATTGCAACTAATTATAAAGTAGACAATACTCCTAATGAAACTATTAAACAGCATTTACAAGAACTTGCTGAACTTTTACAAACATTGAGAGATGAATACGGTAATGGAATTTCTATCAATTCTGGTTATCGTTCTTCCGCCCTTAATAAGCTTGTTGGTGGCTCTAGTACTTCCGCTCATTCTATAGGATACGCGGCAGACACAGTCCCATCAAACGGAGGAATGAAAGAATATTAGAAAGCTGTTTTAGCTTGGGCTAAGACACATACTTTTGATTAGATTATAATTGAATATCCAAAAGATTATGTTGCTACTTGGATACATATAGGATTAAAGAATTCTTCTGGTAAATAGAGAAAACAAATTCTGTATACCACTAATGGTAAAAACTATCCGAGTATAAATAGTAAATTTTATTTAAAATAAGAAAAGGCGGCTCAAAAATGAGTCGCCTTTTATTTTCTACTTATAGTATTTATTAACCATTCACTATCTTCTCCTTCTGGGATATGAATAGTATTACATTGTCTACCTTTAATAAAATCAATAGCATCAAGTTCTATTAACTTCTTACATGGAACATCATTATCAGGAGTAGGTAGTTCCCATTTAAAATTAGTAAGAAGCAATTCTTCTCCCCAGATACTATATTTATATTTCCTACCTTCAACAAGTGGATACTTTACTAAATCATAGTTTAGCTATTCTGCTAATCTATCTGATATAGGAAAGTCATCTCCTAAATCCTAGCGAAGTCTTTTTATTTCATCTCTAATTTCTTTAACATGTCTTGTCTATACTCTTCTGTACTCGGCAAGTAGTTCTCCATAGTCAGTATAAGATCCCATTTAATGAATAACGCTCAATTTATTAAGTTCGTCAAGGAAATTAATTGCAAACTGGGCATCCTGCATCCCAGCCTTCTCAATATTATTCCATATCTCTTTTACTAAGTCAATAACTCTTTCACATGTTTGTTCCATAATTCTAATAATTGTTTATAAGTTGTTGGTTTATAACCTTCTGGTACTTCATTGTAAATAGAAGTAATAGATTCACCTTTATCATTGACAAAGTAGTATTTGTAAATATTATCTTCCTCAGATTCTTTTTCTTGAGTATTTACTAGTGTATTAAACCATTTCTCAGCATCTTCACAATCCATTATTACCTCTATATCGTCTTGGGTAATCTTCATCCTCTTTAATTTCTTTTCTAAAGAGTTGCATTGATACAATTGATTATTATATTTAAATATTGTTCCCATAGTCCTCCGACTAGGACTCGAACCTAGACTAAAACATTTCGTACCACACTTGCTTTTACACAAGCTACCATTTTAAAGGTATTGTAGTCTGGACTATTTCTTCACCATTTTAAAGGTGCTTCCTATATAGTCTCTACGCCATTTATCAGACAAGCTGAATTTAGTAAGCCATCGCCAAAGATAAAGTTTCCAATATCGAGGTTTCTGTTTATTAGGGAAGTTTTCATTTATATATTTCTATATAAAGCTCCTATTTAATTCAAGAGTGTCCTGTGCTGCCATTACACCATCGGAGAGTTTAATAGCCGAAGCTATTAAAATTTATCTAACATTCTGGTTAACTCGCTAATTCTATTTTTAAGATGCTTTCTTACTATTGTATTAATAAGAGTCATCATATATTCAAGATACAAATCTTCCGATTCAGTTCTCTTTTCTTTTTCTAAAACTTTGTCTAACAAGTGTAAATCTACTTTCTTTTCTGATAACTCTTCTGCTACTTTTAAGAAGATGTCATCATCTAATTCATCCAAATTCTTTTTGAATTCAGCTACGGGATCATTACCGTATAATTCTTCTAATAATTTAAATAACTCTTCCATATTTTCATTTCATTTTATAAGCAAATATAATACTTTAAATTTAAGTATGCTACTGAATTATGTTAAATTATTTTAAAATACCTCCTTTACGTTCCATAGCTGCTTTAAATTCTGGAACTGTCTCTACAGTGAAGTCGGTTAATCTAGTTCGTCCGAAAATATCTCTTCCAACATTTCCTTCACCTAAATCACTTACTACAAAACGTCCATTTGTAAATCCTATTCCATCTAAATTAGGATGAGTTACTTTTGTCCAACCTTTCTTATTCATAATCTTTTCTAGAGATTGAAGAGCTTTCTATAACTAATCCTTAGATAAAATTCTTACTTTATTCTAAGTATAAGTATTAAGATTATTAACTCTTTTTACGAAAGTAGACTTTACAGCTCCTGGAATCATATTTCTAATGTGCATTTCTGCTCTAGGAATTGTAGTTACTTTAGTAACTGTAGAAGATAATGGAGCACTGCTTACTATTGCTTCTGCACCACTTCCAATTTCTACAGGTGTAAATCCCCATCGCAATAACTATTCACCACCTAATGTAAGTAATGGTACTAATATATGCTACTTCGCATTCTCTTTAGTATAATCAAAACTGGACTAAATCTAATTCTACTACGTTCTAGGATTAAAATGAGTTTGATTTCCAACTAACCCATATCCAAAGTAATTATTGTTGTAGAAGTTCTATAAATTCTAATAATACTTTACCTAATCTGCATCCCACAACTAGTCCTATTCTAAAGTATCCTAGTCAATTAAGTGAATGCCCTAATCCGAATAATTATTTTGTGTTGGCATATTTAAATATAACCATTTTATCTATATGCACAAAATAATTAGGTACTTAAATTTAATCCCCCCCCCTATTCTCCAATTCCCGAGAATTAAAATTAAGACTGAAATTGGGAAGGAAAAAATTTATAAAAATTATGCAATAAATAAAATTTTTGGAAATTATGAGGGAGAGAGTATACTGAGCACCTAGTCCCCCCACCAGCTTCGAATAACAAATAAACTTATTTATTAATTACTAAATTATAGAGATTATGAAAAAGAATGATGTTGAGTCTTTGACTCCTGCTCAGTCTAAGAAAATTGACGAGCTCATGGCTGTCGGTATCACCGAAGAGGCTGCTGTTGGTATGGTCGTAACTATGGACAACCGTTCCTTGAATAACGAGGAGCTGGCAGTAGGAGATATCCTACATATCAAGGGTATGGCTTCGGACGTATCTTCGTTCGACACTGACGACGGAGATAAAGCGTTCTTCATGAACGTCCTAACCTCCGGCAGCCGAGGCACCGTTTCCATCTCCCGACTCATCGGGACTGCTAAGCCCCAGAAAGTTTTCACTGAGGGGGCTGAGTGGTTGGATGACGTCGTTCCGGAAGCGTTCAACAAGGAAGATTATTTCTACTTAAATGAGCGTACTGTAGCGGATGCTGCAAAGGAGTTGATGCTCCTTAAGAAGGGATGGGAGAAAGACCATGCAGGCAAGACCTACACGCTGCAAATTGTGGCACGCGCGGAACGTGTTGCCTCATATGGGAAAACCTACTGGTACCTATTTAAGGTAATTGAGTAAAAGGGTGGACACTCCATTAGGAGTGTCTTTCCCCTTTTTTATTTTGTATATTTTTTGTATGATTTATCACACAGTATTTGGTCGACTTGACCATCTGGATATATTTACCAAAACCAAAAAATACAAAATATACCCAAATTGGTACGGAAGATGTGTATTATTAGGATTCTTTACTCTTATGAAAAAGGGTAATGAGTGGGAAATTATTAGAGTGTTGCCCGCAAAGAAACCTAAATATGCATTTGATGAATGGTTAGCATCTCACAAAGAAGATTGGAGAGGTTCCTTTAGATGATAAGAGAACGGGTACACTTTTCTGTGCCCGTTTTTCTCTATTTTCCATATTCCTTCATTTTTCATTTTGTAATCTAGTTTATACTATTTTACAAAAACTATCTTTGTTCTAAAAAGTAATTTTTAAATAAGTAAAAAAAATTAATTTCTGAAAACTAAATAACTAAAAATATGAAATATATTGTAAAAACAGTAAATCCGATGGCATATTTTGAAAATGCTTTCGATTCCTATGCAGAAGCACATGATTTTGTAAAAGATCACGTAGAAAAACTTAGTAACTGTGTAAACATTAAGGATATTAAGTTTCTGGATTTAGATACCTGCATATTTAAAATAATTGGTGCAGGGCATGGGATGATTATGATTTGTGAAAAGAATTAGGTTGAAATTCCTGGGCATAAGCCCGAAATCCTTTCTGATTGGTGCTACCTTGACGTGGTAGAGAGGCTTTAAACTGAAAGCACCTTTGTATAATGAAAAAAAAATTTATGATTATGGATAAAAGTAATATCAAAATCAGTAAAGTCTACTTTGAAGATAGAGTAGATCACTCTAAACTAAGTAATGAAGAAGCTTTAGCTATTTATTATGCAGATTAAGAGTATCTTAAGAAGAATTTCTTAAGTGGCACTCTGGAATAGACAGAGAACTTTTCGTAAAAGCTGAATAATATGTAGGCTTACTCCTGAATTGGTAATAGGAGTTGTGACGGCATCCAATATGGGTGTATGCGTGTGAGCATTTATCTTGCACATTTGCCTCATTAAAGATAACCCAATGGCATGGGAAATACTATGGCTGGACTAAGAACCAAACCAAACCTGAATACTCTTCCTAATATAAAGAGAACTGAGAATAACAACTCAGTTTCCATAGAGATGATTATTCCAGAAAAGGATAGCCAGTACACTTACTTCGACTACGCTGCATATTCAGATGCAGTAGTACGTGCTCATGCAGGAGTGCTTATGGAGGCACTGAACAAGCGAGCAATGAACTGCGCTAAAAAGCTGCAGGACAACATAGGCAATATTCTGTCCAATGACGGATTGGTTATTGCCTACAAGTTGGAGAGTAATAATGCTGTAAAGCATTTTTCTCTCCCTGCGTATGAAGCAATGCAGAGAGGAATTGACTACCTTCGCGAGGATCGCTATGACGATTTTCTCCGTGATTCAGCTATTCTGATTCAGGCAGTAAAGGCTATCGCTGTATACGATGAACCAGTACGTTTTAAAGACGAATTGGTATCAATATTAATGGACGAATTACTTCGAAACAAATGATACTTGTATGGTATTTGACACTGGCAGCTGGAATCTTTGCATTCCAGTTGTTAGTGTCTCTTTACGGAACAAAATTGTTTGGTGAAGATTTGGAGAAATTTAATCATTTTTTTACTAATCTAGTCCTGTTCTCTTGGGCATTTTTATTCCTTGGAGGCATGATAGTATATATATTATGGTGATATGAAATGGTATATCGTTAACAAGAATAACGTATGTCTAGAGATGGAAGAGGTAAGAGAACTTTCTGATAAATTAAATTATGATGAGAGTACTATCTTCCGCCTTTGTCTCTATGTTGGGAATTCCCTGCAAAAATATTCCACTGATCGGTGGGCAGATTGTTTGCAGGAGATTCTTAAAAGTTACACTAATAGTCACAGCTTTGAAGATTTTGTGGATTTAATAGCCACAGATGATCTCATTGCGTTCATTTTTTGGATGCGTGAACATGGCTATTATATTTTCGTGGCATCGTAAGGGTTATAATTGTTTTCCTCCTCGAGCGTATGCTTGAGGAAGTTTTAATAAAGAAGATTATGAAGAAGATTATTTTTAGTTTAGTGTTAATGTTGTTGGGGGTTTGTAATATTAATGCAGAAGTAGTGCGTACTGGTAATACATTTACTACTACTCAAACTACTACTGCTGATACTAAAACAGCATATTTTTGGCAAGATAAAGAAGGTAATAAATATCCAATTTATAAGTCTAAAACTGGTTCTTTATATGTAAAGAGAATTAGTAAAAAGACTGGTAAAGAGTATAAGTATTATCTGCCTAAAGCGACACAAGATCAAATAAAGTCTCAAACTGGTTTATAATGGAATTTATAGAATCTGTATTGACGGTTATTTTTACAATAATTTTTTTCATCTATTTTATCACGGGAATTATTATAATTATCCGTGCATTTATGGGTGGGAAATAAGGATACGAGAAGAGTCCTATATTAAGTTCTTCTCAGCTATTAATTTCAAATACATCAGATTCAAACTCTGTTATTTAACGCGAGTTCTGGTGTAAATATTATGTTAGGATCACAGTAACTTATTTAATTAAGTTATACTTCTTAGAAGTTGTGATCATTTATTCCCGCCGTAACTTAATTAAGTTATACTGGGATTTTATACTAGCTCCTCTTTAGGATTAAGCTGGTAACTATTTGTGATGATGCAGGCTCTCATTCACTATCAAAGCGCAGTATACAAAGTGGGAAAGTTGTATTACTGTGCAAAACCTGTAGGTTGGTTTACCCTTTAGCTCCACCTAAAAATAAACTGGGTTGAAATTCCCTGGGATCGTGCGCACAATATCCCTAAAATCCTTCTTATATGAGTACCTTGACGTGGTTAGAAGGCTTATTAACTAACACTCATAAAATAACAAGAATATCAACTTAAAAACAATAAAAATGATACAATTTACAAAAGACAAAGAAATCATCTTCGAATCAAAAGTATCTGATGTCTTAAAAGATTTAGGATACATTGGATCTGACAGAATTGTGCACATCATTATTGGTGCGTCCGAAAGATTTTGTATGGATATTGAACCACTTTCTTGGGCAGGAGTAGTTGGTCAATTGTATAAAACCATCTATAAAGAAACCGCAACTCCAAACGAATATGCAGGTAATGCTGCAATTCTCCTTCAAGTAGTATTTGCAATCATGGATCTCGAGAGATTGGGATTCAAATTAGAAGAAGAGCCATGAAGAAAGAAGATATTAAAGTACCAGCAGAGGTTTACTCTTTAGATAGAGAAGCCCATCCTACATTAACTCAAGAGGAAGCTCTTGCAGTTTATTACAGTGAGTAAGTTTCATGTGTTTCCCTCCTTTAGACAATTTGTCTATTGGGGGGTTTTAAAAGAAGAAAGCAATGAAAATAAGATTCAAAAATAAGAAACATTCTTTTACTGCTCCAGAACTAATTAACATTCTCGAAGAGCATGGATATGATAATGCAGGTTACATGGTAGATTGTATTATGCTTGCTGCTGAAAATCTATCACAATATAACATGCCCTTTAATTGGGCAGGTGTTGTTGGTCAGTTGTACCAACATGTATTTGTTAGGGATTTAGGAGCTTATCATTGGTTTGAAGATGATATTGCAGACAATCTTCAAATTGTTAAAGCGATTTATCATATATTCATAGACGAAGGAATTTATATAGTTAAAGAGGCATGATACAGAAGACAATTAAGCTCGATGGTTATACCGAATTAGGTGTAATGGGGCATTGGGAACCATTTCGTCACACAAGAAAGTATAAAGTCGATATTGAACTACCTGAGTATAATCGTGGTAGTATTGATATTGATGATATACCTTTTAAAGGTGCTTGGACTACGGTTCAAATAGACGATATTATGTCAGACTTCGAGGAAATCGAAGGAGAAGCATATTGTCGTCCAGAGGATTAAATCCTCAGAGGGTTGAAATTCCCGAGACTTAGGTCTCAAAATCCTTCATAATATACACTACCTTGACGAGGTATGAAGGCTTTTAACAGAATGTGTATAATCCTTTTTGTAGGTTTGAGTAGAGTGAAGTATAGTAGCTCTCGGTTAAAAATCTACTATGGCAAGCAAGATCTTGAATATAATGTTGGCATTAAAATGAATCTCTAGCTAACGGAGTAAAATCTATGCAATTAGGTAAGCATTCAATTTTTGAAGAGTTTGAAGTTATAGGCTTAGGAAAGATTACTATCCAAGCAAATAAAAATTATGGAATTATCGACATAGAGCCGAGAATTCCAGAGATTTTCTCTAAGTACTACGGACGTCAGATTACTGATACTAGAGTTCTTGGTGAGTTAGTAGAAGATATGTATAACACTTTAAAGTCAGTAGAAAATGAGAAGTAAAGATTTCAAACCTGAAGAGCATATCGCTGATTTGAACAACCTGAAAAGAAATCTAATGTGTTTAAACAGACCTTTTAGTAGAAGTCTGTTTATAAGTGGACTCAAAGGAATTGGTCTGCCGGACAATGATGTTTTTTGGATGGCAGTGAAACGTAGCGGTATTGTACAACAGCTGAGCAGAGGCTGTTACATATTCAAGAACGATAAGCCAATACATATTAGTGTGCTGGCTAAAATTCACAAAGACTATCGTAAGATAGTCTGTGATTATAGCAAGACTTACAGAGAAAAGCATTCCTCAAAAGAAGTTGAGAAACCTGTAGAAGCTCATGTTCAACTAGAACCTGTACATGAACTTACTGAAGAAAATGCAGTCAAACTTCTGAAAGAGCTAGGCTATATAATATATAAGCCTGAGGTTGCGATTTTCTACAAAAAATTATAAATGGAGTTCATTTTTTAGTTTTTAGTTGGTTTGCGAAGATACCACTTGTTTACAATTTTTAACATCAAAAATTTGGAATTGTGCTCAAATAGTGGTATCTTTGCATTACTTACTCAGAGAAATAAAATATAAGGTGGCACACAGCAAATTATAAAAACTTAACTTGAAATTAAGGATTATTTTGCCACCTGTTTACAAGAATACTTACAGCAATTAATATTAAAATTAAATATCTATATAAAGTATTCTGTAAGTTGCAGCATTCGTCTAGTTGGTTAGGACGTCAGATTTTCATTCTGGAAACTAGAGTTCAAATCTCTAACGCTGTACAAAGGGGTTATCGGTATTATTAATTTCTTCGGTTCTACTACTAGTCGAGTTCGACTCTCGACAACCCCTCTAATTTGTTTGTTTTTTGTCAAAGATCCATTTTATATTACTCGGTATGTGATATATAGAGTAATAGGGAGAAAGGTTAAAGTGAGTTCGATTCTCACACTCTCCCCTAATTTTTTAAATTGGCGAAACATTGTTAACACTGTTCTAACTCTATGTGAATATCGTTAGAACTTTTATCGCGGAATGGAGAAGTGGTATCTCGCTTGGCTCATAACCAAGAGATCGCAGGTTCGAATCCTAGCTTCCGCTACTATGTTTTTGTTTATGATGTTATATTGAAGTCAGCCCTATGTGAATATCGCTGATTCTATTATTTCATTATTTGTGAATTATTTAATTAAAAGTTCTTCACCCTATGTGAATATCGTGAAGTTTTAAGGAACTAAATGGTATATGAAGGTTCGATTCCTTCTAGTTCCACACTGTATTTTGAAGATAAGTTTTAGGTTCGTGAGAATATAGAATTAGGGAATAGATTATATTTTTAGTCTATTCCCGTATTTTTAAATAGGACTTATGATGGTTCTTCGAATGAAGAAATCGTAACTACAAGAACATCTTTTAGATGTTAAAGTCTTGTTCTAAGACGTAACTGCTTAGAGGTGTTAGCCTACACGAGGGTATAAGGGCATCAAATAATTTTATATTTATGAAAAAGCAAGAAATTGTATTAAGTGCTTACATGTTAATTATGGCAATGTTAGCATTTGTGGTGGTATTTTAAAAGTAGGTTCGATTCCTACCTTGCTACAAAAAATCTTTGTCGCCGAGTAGCACCATACCAGCCTTGTAGGGAAGGTAAACTACGTAATAAGCTTTAAATCGTGGGGATTCCTTTACTAATACTAAAGGTGCATTGCGCAATATGATAGGTATTAGGATAGTACGAAGTACTAGACAGAAAGGCAGAGATTTAAGAGGAGAGTATTATTACTTTCCTCTTTTAAAAGATTATACTTCAAGTGTTATATATACTTTTGTTATTTTCGTAGTTACAGGTTTGTGAAAATATGTAATTATGTTTGGGAAGATATTGGTTATTTTGTAAGTTCGAATCTTACTCTTCCCACTCCTCATAGTTTCTCCAGCTATTAAAAATTGGAGGGATCGCCATCCGCCAGAGAGTATGGAAGTTAGGTCGCTTACTGTTAAAGGCGATGGGTTTGTTTGCTAATTTTGTTAACCCGATTAAAATTTCAAATTTAGCTATACAGTAAAAATACACTTAATGTTTGAAACAAACTTTAAATAGTTCCGAGGAAACTTGTATTTTACTGTTAAAGGTATTTAGGAGTAATTAGAAACTCGCATTAATTTGGAATATTACAATTAGTGAGTGTGGGGCAGTGCCACCTAAATATACTCTTCATGTGTTTAAGTTTTTTACTATTGCCTCTGTGAAGATCCAATAGTTTTAATTTTAAAAAGTATGGAATAGTTATTAAAATGGTGTTAGGAGATAGATTCAAAACCTAAAAATTCTCTTATTATAAAAATATTAAATTGGGATATGGTGTAACGATTAGCACTAGACATTTTGGATGTTTCAGATTTGGTTTGAATCCAAATATCCCAACATTAGATTAAAAATATTAATTTTAATTTTTTAAATTATGAAAAAGTTATTGTTAGTTTTTGGTGTTGCGCTTCTTATGAGTGCTTGCTGTAATGGTTCTTCTACAGAATCTAGTACTGATTCAACAGATTCCGTTGTTGTTGATTCTGTAGCAGTTGATTCAACTGTTCAACTCTAAATGGCAATTTAGCGAGTTCGATTCTCGCTTAGAGTGCAAAAAGGATAGTATTCTAGTTTAATCCTTTAGTTACCCATGATGGGTAACGTTACTCACTACTTTTAGGTATTAAGTAAAGTTTTTCAGAAAATGCTAGATTGCCTATTTCTGAAAATGCGCTTTTTAAAACGGCAAATAAAAAGGGTAGAGTACGCCCAAGTCATTTAGTCCTGTTCCTAACCACCTTCTAAATCTGACTTGTAAATATTAAGGTTTGTAAGGTGAGGTCGTAATGAAACACTCAAATGGTTAGTCCTTTTGATGCCTATGTTAATGTTTAGCCATCAACGAACATTACGTTTATTAATATGTTAGTGTTAAGTGTTCCCATATCTATTAAACTCAATCCTTTATGTATATTCTAGGAACTACAAATCAGAAAGCTTTTGTGATTATAGAAAGTGGAAAAGAAATTATTTTTACTTATGATTATACAAGAGCTAACCAGTATGAAAAAATAGGAGATGCTATGAAAATGGCAGCTACTATAAATCACATATTAGGAAAATGTATAATATCAATAATAAGTGGAAATTTTGATTGATTTTACGTTATGCTTAAATATTTTAGGCATTGCCTTAATAGCTGTAATAAGCTATCTTTTTAAAACCTCAGTTTCTAGTAATCTGTAAACTAGTGACTTTTCGAATTTTCAACAAGAAAACTAGGGTTTAGCACAACCTAAAAGTGAACTGACCAATGTCTATTGGTAAAAGAGGTTTTATTGTATTGGTGAGGTTTCCGATATGTAGAATAAGATCTCTTAATTCCTTATAGCTTAACTGGATAAAGCGCAATATAGTATTGAGTTTTGGGTTCGAATCCCAATAAGGAAACAATAATATTTTAGATTATGAAGAAGATTTTACAGATTTTAGTATTTTTTACATTAAATGGGTATGCTCAACAAGTGTCTGTTAAAGGACATGAATTTATCAAAGAGCATGAAGGATTAATTCTTACTGTTGATGCAAGAAATCAAATTGGATATGGACATCTTAATAAAAAAGGTGAATCATATAAAAGAATAACTAAAGCTAAAGCAGAGCAATTATTTGTTCAAGATATTACAGAAGTTAATAATGCTATTAGTAGGCTCTTAAAAGAACTTCCTAAAGTTAAATATACTCAAGGTTTTATTGACGGTTTAGGAAGTTTAATTTATAATTGCGGTGAATATGGGGTAGCAAGTTCAGAATTCTATCGTAGATTATCAAATTGTAGAGTTTCTAATGGCACTTTTAATATCCAAGATTTTGAATTTACATTAGCAGCAGTGAAATCCTTAAGATGTCCAACAAAAGGACATAAGTTAAGAAGAAACAGAGAATATAAATTGATGCGTAATGGCATCTATAATTAACATTTTAAAATTAAAGATTATGAAAAGACTCAAAAAATTCGTTAAGTGGTATTTCGAGAATGCACCTTATGCTATGATGCCATCTGGTTTTATTCCTTACAGTATTAGTGACAATCGTCATTAATACTTTTTTGAGCTGTAAAAATTAAATGATTATGTTTGACAAAAAATTAACAAATCTCTTTGATGAGTCTATTGATGTAAAAAATCAATATGAAACAGTTTCAGAAAACGGAGCTGTAAAATATTCAACTTCTGGAAATGCTTTTATAGATAATTTTGCTAGTATTGGTTCTTTTAGAGATCCTAGAGCATATTCTGAAGTAGCTAATGACATGGAACTTTTATGGAATGTAGATCCTTTAAAGTGTCTTAAATTAGCAGTTTATATCCGAATGATTACAAGAGCTACTAAAAATGATGATGAAATATTAGAAGTACAAAAAGGACAAGGATTGAAAAATGAGGGCATTCTAAGAATAATCTGGATTGCAATTAATCATCCTAATACTTTTAAATCTAATATTTCTATATTTATATTAGCGGGTTCTTGGAAAGATATTTTCACAATGCTAAATTTAGATTTACAATATCATGGTTGGAATAATCGTGTTTTAGATTGGAATTTTATGCTAGGAGTTATTCAAGCTGGATTAAGTAATAAAAATTGTACTAATCTTGTTAGAAAATATCTTCCTACTATAAAGACTAATTCTAAAGCAACTACAATAAAATCACAAGCAGATACTATAATAGGCAGATGGATAGCTAAAAGTTTATTTAATTCTAAAGAATCTTTTAAAGAATATAGAAAACTTAAAAGTAAAGGTTCTGCTCATAAATGGCAGCAATTAATATCTAAACGATTATTTGATAAAATAGATTTTAATTCCGTTTCTGGGCGTGCTTTATCCCTTTTAGTTAATTCTAAATTTTTAGAAAATCAAAATCTTTCTAACAAATACTTAGAATGGATTAAAAATCAACCTATAGCTAAATATACTGGATATGTATTTGAACTCTTTAAACCTTGTGAAAATGTTACCCAAGTTCCAGAATATGTAAAGTACACTATTAATGCACAATTCAAGAATTTATTGCAAGAATCTCCTTCTAAATTATTAGTTGTTAGAGATACTTCAGGTTCTATGATGAGTATGGTTCCTGGTTGTAAAGTAACTGCATTTACCATTGCTAAAGCTCTTGCATTATATTTTTCAACTGCTTTAACAGGTAAATTTAAAGATACTTATGCCGAATTTAATGATACTTGTGTTTTACACAAATGGAAAGGTTTAACTCCCGTTGATAAATATTTAAATGACACGCACTATAGCATTGGAAATACTAATTTTCAAAGTGTTATTGATTTGTTTATTAACATGAAAATGCTTGGTTGTACATCTTTTCCAGAAGGTATTCTTTGCATTTCAGACGGGCAATTTGATAGTTGTGGTACTGTTTCTAATTTTAATAAGGCAATTGATAGACTTAGAAGAGCTGGATTTGATAAAGAATATATAGATAATTTTAAAATTATACTATGGGATATTCCAACTTGGACATCTTCTAAACCTAAGTTTGAAGATTTTGCAGATGCTCCCAATTTTTATCATTTGTCTGGATATGATCCTTCTATTATATCATTTATATTAGGAACTAAGAAGAAAAGTACTCCTAAAAACGCATTAGAATTGTTTGAATCTGCTATGGATCAAGAACTTCTTAATAGGTTAACAATATAAATACAGTGGGTTTGAAAAACAAATTAGAGCGTCCCACCTTAAAAAATCAGCTTAATGTGTGGTTTATCCGACCTTAAGGATTTTAGATTTAAAAGATAAAAGTTTATATAAATATGAAGAATTTGAGTTTACAGTGGATAGTGTCGATACTATTTATGAAAGAGTATTAAGAAATTTACATCTTGTTAGATGTCCACTTAGGAAGTATAATGATTTAACATATTATGATTTAGCAACTGAAATTCAATGCTATTTTAATATTATGGTAGGCCAAGATGTAATTAAAGAACTTTTAAAAGAAGGTTCGCATCATAAAGTAAAAGATTATATACGAGAACAGATGTGGAATTAGAAATATTATTTATAATTACCATGCAATACAAAACATTAACAATAGATTCTGATAGAAAGTTATGTTTAATTGATGAAGAAGAAATTCCCCTCTCTAAAAAGGAATATGAATTATTAACTTTTTTATTAGAACATCCAAATTATGTACATTCTAGGGGAACTTTGATTAAAGAAATTTGGAAAAGCCCCACATCTTTAAGAACAGTAGATACTACAATTTCTAGACTGCGGAAGAAGATAAAAGAGTATAGTTCCAATATAACAACTAGACTTGGTTTTGGATATTGTTTTAACACAAAATAATATGGACATATATTACATAATAGGAATATTTTCCTATTGTACTTTTATAATACAATTTATTGCTGCCTTAGCTCTAGGAGATATTGATCTTGATATTGATCTTGATGGTAATATAGATTTTAATGTAAGTGATTTGTGTTCATTTAAAGGACTAATTCATTTCTTAATGGGTTATTCTGGGTGGATTATTTTAACAAATTCTACTACATTACTTAATAATATTATAGCTATTGCAATAGGTTTAATATTTGTAGTTATTTTATATTACATTTATAGATTTATTTTAAAATTAAACTATGAACCTGTTTCTAAATCGGGAAAAGACTTGATAGGTACTAAGGTAACCGTTTATTTAACAATGGCAGATCCTTATAAATGTATTTGTATCGTAAATGGCTCTTGTGAAATAAATTGTATATCACGAGATCCCGTTAGTGCCGGAGACATCAGAACTATTCTTAATTATAGGGATGGTATTTATTTTATCTAAAAAACTTTTAAATGTTACAAACTAGTTTTATTGTTGCAGGAATTCTTGTAGTTCTTGTAGTGTTGACCGTAATTGGTCTAATGTCGCGTTATCGTAGATGCGCAAGTGATGAAATTCTTGTAGTATTTGGTAAAGCTGGAAAGAAAACCCAGATTAATCCAGAAACTGGCAAGAGCGAAACAGTTGTTTTGCCTTCTAAAATTATTCATGGCGGAGGTACATTTGTATTTCCGATTATTCAAGATTGGCAAAAAATGTCTTTAACTCCTATACAGATTCAAACTTCTGTAGTTGGAGTATCTAGCCAAATGATTAAAGTAACTATTCCTGTAACATTAACTACTGGTATTGGTACTACTCAGGAGCTTATGCAAAATGCTGCTAGTCGTTTCTTAAATGCTGAATTAGAAGAAATTGCTAATCAAATTAAGGATATTCTTATTGGTGAAATGCGTAGTCTTATGGCTACTATGACCATTGAAGAAATTAATGCTGATCGCGGTAAATTCTTAGGTAAAGCAAAAGAGAACATTGAAACTGAAATTAATAAAGTAGGTTTCACTATTATTAATATTAATAATGCAGATATTTCTGATGATGCAAATTATATTAAGAATTTAGGTAAGAAAGCAGCCACTAAAGCTCAAGCTCAAGCAGAAGCAGATATTGCAGAAGAAGAAAAGAAGGGTCAAATTCAAATTGCCGAAACTAACAAGGAAAGGGAAATTGCTGTTGCTAGTGCTGAAAAAGAGCGTGCTACTCAAGTAGCTCAGACTCAGCAAGAGCAGGAAGTAAGAGTAGCTGAAATTAATCAGGATAAGCAAATTAAATTGGCAGAAGCTGAAAAGATTAAGACTACTGGAGTCGCAGAACAACAAGCTGAACAGGCTGCTAATGTAGCTAATGCTAAAACTAAAGCAATAACTGCACAAGCAGAAGCAGATGCGATTAAAGAAGCTAATGTTGCTAAAGCAGAATCTGAAGCTGAATCAGCTAAAGCAGCTAGAAAAGCAGAAGCTATTGCGTCAGTAGCCAAGTCTAATTCAGAAGCAGAATCTGCAAAAGCAGAAGCAGAAGCTCAGAAACAAATTAGAATTGCTAAAGCACAGCAAGAAAAAGAAGCTGAAACTCAAAAAGCAATTAATGACCAGCAAGCTAAAGTTGCAGAGTATGAATCTACTAAGAGACAGAAAGCAGCAGAAGCTAATAAGAAAGCTGGAGTAGCAGAGCAACGCGCAACTATTGAAGTAGCACAAGCTAAAGGAGAAGCAGCCAAAGCAGAAGCAGAAGCAATAAAAGTTGCTGGTACTTCTAAAGTAGAGGCTCAAATGTCAATTGCTAAAATTGAACAAGAGAAACAAATAGAAGTAAACGAAGCTAAAGCTTTAGCAGAACAAGCTAAATTGAATGCTGAAGTTATTGTTCCAGCTGAAACTGAGAAGGAGAAAATTCGTATTGAAGCTGAAGCGATTAAACAAAAAGCTATTCTAGAAGCACAGGCAGAAGCAGAAGCTATTCGAACTAAAGCTTATGCTGAAGCAAATGCTACTCAAACTAAGTTAGAAGCAGAAGCAGAGGGTACTAAAAAGAAACTTTTAGCAGAAGCAGAGGGTAAAAGAGCTTCTTTAATGGCTGAGGCAGATAAGGTACAAGCTATTGAGATGGCTCCTGCGCTTGCTGTTAAGCAAATGATTGAAGCTGGATTGACTCCTGAACTTGTTGTAAATTATAAAACAGTAGATCAATTAGCAGATATTGCTACAGCACAAGCTAAGATATATGAGCATATTCAGCTTGGTCAAGTTACTGTTTATGGTGGTGAAAATACTGCTGGTAACTTTATGTCTAATATGGCTAAGAATCTCAGTCCTGCAATGGATATTCTTGGTAATTTGCCTATTGCAGATACTGTTAAGAAAGTGTTTGGAAGTACTAAATAATTATACTGGAGGGACTTTTATAGTTCCTCCATTTTTGTTTAAAATATGAATAAAGAATATACGATTAAAGGAGAAAATCTTCAATTAGAATATAACGAAGTAAATGGAAATCCCCAATATATTATCACTGATTTAAAACAGGAATTTCCAAGAGATATTAGTAAAGTTTCAATTTCTGCAACCGACGAAAAAAGTATTAGACTTTTTAAAGAAATTCTAGGTATCTATCAAGCATGGAAAGAAATTTGGTCAAAGTATGATAAATTTGATATTTTAACATGTGCTATTACTAAAAATCATGCTTGTGAAGTATGCAAAATTGATAGATACGATCCTTTGTTTAATTATGCGTGGTTGAAATTTCCTACTGCTAGAATTAGAGAAGATTTTTATCAAATTTTTGAGCCAAACTTAAAGAGATTAGTATATATCTTTAACACTTTTTAACTTGGGGAATAAATAAATTTTTCGTAGTATTGCAATACGAAAGGGGCGAAATGATGAAAGTTGGTAAACATAGGGGACTTAAAATCCCCCGATCATTATGATCTTGCGGGTTCGAGTCCCGCTTTCGCTACAATATAATTTAAATTAAATAAAAAATGAATTTAATAGCAACTCACAATTCAGGTACTGGAGAATCTTCTAAGAATATTCTATATAGCTTATTAATTCCATTTGCCAGAACTCAATCTAAAACATTGAGAGACCAAGTATTATCTGGATGTACCTATTTTGATATAAGAATTAAATATGATGGGTATATGGATATTGGTAGATTTAGGGTATGTCACGGATTATGGAAGTCTAAATGTACTTTTTCAGATGCTTTAAATAGTATTTTATACGCTTTAGGTGGTTCTGATAATGTAAATTTAATGGTGACTTATGAAGGTAAACTTCCTGAATTTATTACGGAATCTGTGTTTATAGAAGATATAAAAAATTTCGTAGATAGTTATATCAGTAGTTATGATGGATATGTTTTTGGAACATTTAATCTAACTTCTATTAATGTAAAGAAACCAGAATGGCATTCGATATGGCAAGGAGAATATTGTCCTAAATATGAACAAGGATATAAAAATTTAGATGGTTCTTCTTGGCATACTTATTTACCTATCCCTTGGTTATGGAATAAATTTTATGGAAACCATAATTTTAAGGAGAATTCTTATGTATTTGTAGATTTTTTATAATAATTTAAAATAAGATGGATTTGACAAAAATTTTAAAAGATGCAAAAAGTGATTTATTATTGTATTCCCCATTATTCGGGGATGTTTTATTTAAAAGCATACAAAATTCCTCAACTATAATAGTTCAAACATTATCTGGAAAAGAATACTCTTTTACTAAAGAGGGGACTATTGTAGGATTAGATGAGACCTTATGTATGTTATTTCCTTCTAAAGAAATACAATCTTGGGATAAATTTAAACTTCCTAGATGGAGAGCTGCAGAGGATCTAGAATTTTATTATTATGTAGAATCTACTGGTATAATTACAGGAGAAACTGATTCAAATGATTTATTAGATACTCTTAGATGGAAATCTGGAAATTATTTTAAAACTAAAAAAGCAGCAAAAAGAAGTAGATTTTATAAAGTGTTTATTAAGAAATATAATTAATGCAATATGAAATAGTAATTTGTCAATGTGAAAATGTGGAACATCAAATATTATTTAGTTATATAGACAATATGGTATTTATGCAAATTTATTTAAAACCTGAAAAGAATATTTTAAAAAGAATTTGGATAGCTATATTATATATATTTAATTATCGTTCTAATGGGCACTTTGATGAAATTATACTAAAGAAAGAAGATTCTTCTAAATTTTATAATATAGCTAAATATTTAGAAGATGCTTAACTATAATATTTATACGGATGGTGCCTATTCCTCTTCTAGAAATCAAGGGGGAATAGGCATTGTCATTCTTAGGGGTGATAAAAAAATATTAGAATATTCTCATATGTATAGAAATACTAGTAATAATAAAATGGAATTAGGAGCCATTATACTAGCATTTAGAATGATTCATAAACCAATTGATTCTTTAACTATTTATTCCGATTCTCAATACTGTATAGGATGTGCAATTAAAGGATGGAAACGTAAAAAGAACTTGACACTATGGAAAGAATTTGATTTACAATATGAAAGAGTTTCTAAACTTTGCTTTAATATTTCTTTTATTCATGTAAAAGGACATGCAGGTGATAAATATAATGAATTAGTAGATAAATTAGCAGTAAAAGCAAGTCAAGAGATTTAATAACATTTTAAATTTTAAAATATATGAAGTATCGTAAAAAAGTAGAAAACTTGAAGTTGGCGCAATCCTGGTGGGATAAGTTGCCCGAGAAAGTTAAATCTGCGACTAAGCGTCCAGGTAGTGTTAAACAACGTATTATAACAGGAAGTCGATGATTATTGAAGAAAAGGATTTTAAATTAATACCAGTTAACGAATGTAGTGACAAATTTAATCTAGAACTTCTTTATATTGTAAATAAAGGTAAAAGCAATGAAAAGCAGGAATTTAAAAATGCTGCTTACGGAATTAGATTAGACTCTGCCATTCGTAAAATTGCTAATTTTAGGATTACTAATAAATGCCCTGATATTATAGATTTGAAAACCTATCTAAAAGAGTATCGAATTATTCTAGCAGAAATAACAAAATTATGCGTGGGATGAACCTTCGAAAATTAGTAGACTCCTTAAATTTGTTCTGCGATTGTCTGAATTCTAGTTATGATATAAATTGTGGAGGCTGCTGTTTTTTAGCTTATGTGCTAGCTAAACATTTTGATAAAATAGGTATAAAGTATGATTTAGTTGTCTTTAATGATTCCACTAAGAATCAACAAAGTATTACTGAAGAAATTACTAATTTTCGTTCCAATACTTGTTCTCCAGATTCTATTACAGGGAGAAATACTTGTATACATTATTGCTTGCAGGTAGATGGGATTGGAATGATAAATGCTAATAGTGATTATTGTCTTTTTAAATACGACATTAAAGGAATAAACTCTAAAAATATATGTTGGATTTATAAAACTGGTTCTTGGAATCAAATTTATGATGTAAAACATAATAAAACTGTTGATAATATACTAAAACATTTTTTTAAAGAATATGAACAATAACAAAAAGACAAACAAGCGCGAAGACGATCGCTGGGTTGATGTGCACAATGATGCACTTATGGTAGAATTGGGAATTAGACCTAAGGATAGAGAGCCTAGAGATAAAAGTGTCTGGACAAAAACATCTCAAGAGACTAAACTCTTAAAAAAGCTAAGACGCCAATTTAAGCATATTAATGGGCATTTTCATAATATTCCACAAAAGCATATTCCAGTATGGGGTAAGCTAATAATTTATTTGTTTAAGAATAATAAATTTAGTAAATCTACATACTCAACTAAATGTTGGCAACATGATATTCCAAATATTATTTCTTCATACACAGTTAGAAGTAAAGATTCTTTTAAAAATGTTGTAATGAAATATAGCTGGAATGGTAAAACTTATAATAGTAATGAATTTCCTTATTGGGGAGTAAAATAATTTTAAATAATATGAAAGAATATATTGACGCTATTGAAAGTTCCTTTGTTGATTTTTCAGGTAAAGAACATCGTTTTGTTGTGGCTGCAATTAGCCAGGTTCTTCCTAAATACACTGATCAAGGTGAGGAATTAACTTATGAAGTAAATGAATACATTGAAGATTATGGCTGTAATGATTGTTTAAGTACAATTGTAAAAGTACTTCGTGTTGGCTTTTCGGTATGTAATCCAGAGGATGACTTCGATTTTCAGACTGGCAAGCTAAAAGCAGTTGCTCGTGCTCGTATTAATACTCCTATTCTTTATGCTAGTAGTGCTGGAGTCATTAATAATCGAGTAGTTAAGGCACTATTAATTCAGGAAGCTGAATACCTTAAAAAGAATCCCGAACTATTAATTCCAGGATATACGGAAAGGAAAAGAAGACTTGAACTACGTGAAGAAATGCTAGAGTTAAAAGATAATTTTAACAAGCTTGAAAAAGAAGTGCTTGCAGCCTTACAAGTGAATCCAAAGATTTTTGATAATGTTAAGAAGTACTTAACATGGAAAGAAAATCAAATAAAAGGTGGAAATAAGTGTCCCGCAGAGAAATTGTAATAATATTTGTTGGTATAGTAATTATAATTTGTATTGTCCTTCACAAGAGGGACAATACTTTTATTGACAATACAAAAGTTATAGATTCTTTAGAAACTGAAATTAGTAAATTAGCAACTAAGAGAGACAGTATAGATGAGCGAATTGATACAATAACAATAACAATAGAAAAAACTCATATCCAATATGAAAAAGATCGTAACACTATTATCAATAATAGTACTAGCGAAGACTATGTGTTTTTCCTCGACTACATTCAAGCTAACAAGTCGAGACTCGACAGTATCAATAACCTCTGAACAGCTTAAATATGCAAATTTAATATTTGTAGAGCATGATAAGTTATTAAAAGAAAATGATTTATTAAATATACAAGTGCAGAATTATATTTATAAATCTAAATTTCTAGAAAAAACTGATTCTTTAAGACTACTTCAAATTAATTCTTATAAAGATATTAATGAAAGTTATGCTAAACAAGTAGAAGATTTAAATAAGAAAATTCTGAAACAAAAGAAAACTGTTACAGGATGGAAGATTGGAGGAATTACTGTTAGTGCTGGGTTACTATTATTATTACTTTTAAAGTGAATCCATTAAAAGTTAAGAAAGACAAATTCGGAGTAAAACTTAAATATCCTGATAGAACATGTGCTACTTGTAGAAAGTATCCATGTTTTACTGGGATAGATAAGTGTTCTAGTGATTTTGCTAAATATGGTTGTATATATTATTCTGAACCTTTAATTGAATTATGACGGTTTTAGCACAATTATTAGCAACGTATACTGACAATGGAGGATACATAACTTATGTATTTGAGAATTTAGAAGAAGATGTAGCCAAAGAAAGCAAATACATCATGTGTGTTAGGTACCCTAATTGGAATCACAGACCTTTGAAACTTGGAGAAGTTGGATTTCTATTCTTTATAGAAGTAATAGCTGGAAAAGATACTTGGTTTGATGGTTCTAAAAATATACCTTATAAATATGATGCTATTAGATTTGAAAAGTTTATTGAAAAACCAAAGAAATTAGATGTGGAATATGTTATGTAAGATAACAGAGAAGTATAAATATTATGAAAATTTGAATTATGACAGTGATGAAAGAAAAACTAACCGAAGCTATTAACGCAAAGAATAATGATGTAAAGTCTTTTGTGTGGAAATTTGCTCGCAAGTCTGATGGTACACAACCAGAGATTAAGTTAATGGATGCAACTCCAGAACAGTTGAAAACATTCTACGCACATTGTAACTCAATGTTGTATAGTACTGATAAAAATAATCCAGGGCGTTATGTATTATTGGATATTATTAAAGAGCAACGTGATAAATGCAATATTGAATTATTCATGCGTAAGATGGAATTGGGTAGTATAAGTGCAGATGGTAAAGGCTATCCTAAGTTTATGTATTTACAGAATATTTTGGACTTTAAGAAGAAGAATGCAGACTATTTTGCAGAGCATGATTTTGCATCTTCTCCTATTAGTATTTTTACTGGAAAGCTTCCTAGAGAATTTGAGAATATCTCTATTGATTCTGTAATGAATGCTTGTTTGGACCAACTAGGATTATTTAATAATAAACACATTACATTTAGCTTCATTTTAAATATGGGTGTATATCTTACCCCAGAAGAAATGAAAGAATTCAATGAAAAGGATAGTGAAGGTAATGCTAAGAGTAAACTAGCTTTAATTAAGGAACGTCTTAATATTAAGGATTCCGTTAAGCTTACAGTAAAACCTGGAGGACTAAACTTCAGCGAATTGAGAGCTATGGTTAATCTTCGTACTAAGAAATATTCTGAACTTACTACAGAGCAACTTACAGTGCTTAGAAATAAAGTATTGTTTAGACTTGAAAATGAAGTTACTTTCCATGTTTCTCAATGGGAAAAGAAAATAGACGAACTTGAAAAAGTAGCAAAAGTAAAGGGTGTTGTTCTAGAGTAAATGTTTACACTTATCTTATACTGTCATAATATACCTATAGAAAATTATGCAGCTTTAATATATGTTATAGACAATTATGCAGGAGTCTCTTTTTACTAATATAAGTAGGGACGAGCGACAAGAACAAGGAAGAGTAAAATGGATTAAAAATAAATGTAGAGGAACCTTAGAATTTCCAACTGGGGTAGGTAAAACAAGAACTGCTCTTAAATGTTTGAGTTCTGTCTTAGATAAGTACCCAGAATTAAGAATTTTAGTAGTTGTTCCTACAGATAATTTAAAATCACAGTGGATTCCTCAATTAGATACCTGGGGATTGGGTTATAATTCTGAGGTTCAAATTATAAACACTGTTGTTAAACGAAATTGGCAAGCTGACATATTGGTATTAGATGAATGCCATCGCTATAACTCGGATACCTTTAAAGAAATCTTCCATAAAGTAAGATATCGATATATTTTAGGACTTACAGCAACATTTGAACGTTTAGATGATAAACATGCAATAATGGAAAAGTATTGTCCTGTTATTGATAAAATTACTACTGAGGAAGCTTTAGCTAATGGTTGGATTTCAGAATTCAAGGAATATCAAGTATTAATAGATGTAGACGATATTGATGTATATAAACAATACAACAGAGAGTTTACAGAACATTATGAGTTTTTTGGATTTGATTTTAATCTAGCTATGTCTTGTATTGGCCCGAAAGGATTTATTAATAGAGCTAAACTTAGAGATATGATGTGTCCAACTGGCACAGAAGAGCAACGTAAACAAGTATTCAAGAACATTACTTATCACGCTACTGCTTTTATGAGAACTATTCAAAAACGAAAAGCTTTCATAAATAATCATCCTAAGAAGCTGGAACTTGCTAGAAAGATTATTAATGCACGACCAACTGCAAAAATAATTACTTTTTCAAATAATGTAGCAATGGCTGAGGCTATAGGTCTCGGAATGGTCTACACAGGTAAAGATAGCAAGAAAAAAGGTCGTATAACATTGGAAGAATTCAATGAAATGCCCTTTGGTGTAATAAATTCGTGCGCCAAACTCAACGAAGGTGCAGATATAAAAGGTTTGTCAGTTGCTATTGTTCTTGGACGAGATTCCTCTGAAACTAAATCTGTTCAAAGAAGAGGTAGGGTCGTTAGAAAGGAAGGCGATAAGATAGCAGAGATATTTAATTTGGTAATTGACCAAACAGTAGAAACAAAATGGTTTTCTAATTCTCACCAAACTACGGAATATATTACTATAGACGAAAAAGGTCTTGATAATGTATTAGATGGGAAAGAACCAGAACCATATGTAAAGAAAATAAAAGATTTTACATTTAGATATTAACGTATGTAGTGATTCCGCTCCGAAAGGAGAATAAACATTTTACAGTTTAGAGATTGCAACTTTTTAAGTAAATATCTTTAAACTAGAAATTTGAAACATTTAACTCTAAGTTTAGAAGAGGAAATAAATCTCTTGGACAAATATAATTTAACTCCTAATGAATTCCTAATAGTTAAAGTTCTTCTATTATTGCAAGATAATGAAGAAGAAGAATTGTTTTATAATTTAATAACAACTATAAAACATATTGGGCTTGCATTGCGAGATATTCTTATTAGTTTACAAGAGAAGGGTGTAATTTTAAAAACATATAAAGTACCATCTGAAGGAACTAAATTTGATCCTTTTGCTATTCCTATTAATAAGAATTTTGTAAAGCATTTTTATAAATGTTCTTTTGAAATAGGTAAAGAATTATTTGATAATTATCCTCAGTTCGCTACTATTAACGGTTGTGTAGTACCCCTACGTACTGTTGCTAAGAAGTTTGATTCATTAGAACAAGCTTATCTTAAATATGGTAGAGCAATTGGATTTAATCCAGAAAAGCATGAGAAAATTATAGAATTAGTTAAATGGGCAAAAGACAATAATATCTTAAATTGTTCTTTAGCTTCATTTATAGTTAATGAAGGGTGGCACGATTTAGAGGCTCTCAGAAATGGTAAAGATGTGGCAAATATTAATTATGATGCAGTTAGAATTTTATGATTGCAGAATCATTACTTCATCAGATTGAAGTAGGTAGATTAGGTAAGCAGTGGGGATACTCAATGGGTCTCCCAAAATTAGAAGAGATAATAGATGGAGTATCTAGAGGAATTTATACTTTAGTATTTAGTCCTACTGGTAGTGGTAAGAGTTCACTTGCTTTATATTCTTATGTATATAGACCATTAATGGAACATCTTGATGATGGTAATTTTAAAGTTAGTTATTTTTCATTAGAGATGAGCGCCGAAATGATCTATGCTAAGATATTAAGTATGTATATCTTTGAAACTTATGGAATAGAGTTGTCTACTGGAGAACTTCTTTCTAGAAAACGTAATTATAAATTATCTGATGATTATTATAAAATAACTCAAGAATGTTTACCTTGGTTACAGAAGGTTGAAAAGATTTTAGTTATTTATGATAAAGCATTAAATGCTAGTAGTTTATATACAATCTTAATGGCTCAACTAGAAAAAGATGGCAAGTTTGAAGAAACAGATGGTAGAAAAATATATCATCCTAGTAATGAAGAACTTACTCATTTAGTAGTTATAGACCATTTAAGTTTAGTAAGAAGGTCTAATGGACGTACTCTAAAAGAAGAAATGGATTTAATATCCTCCTATTTGGTAACATTAAGAAATATATGTAAAATTAGTCCGCTTGTAATTATGCAAGCAAATCGAAATTCTACTTCTATGGATAGAAGAAAAGAAGGATTAAATAACTTAAGAATTGATGATACCAAAGATACTGGTGCGCCAAATTAGGGCTAGACGCACCTAAAACTCCGTTAAACGGGGAAACTCCTAAATAGGACAATCCCGTGCTAAATCCTTTAGAAATAAAGGAAAACGCCTAACGACTAGAAGTGATGCTAAACAGGTAGAGCTGTAGCTATAAAATCTTCCACGAAAGCGGGGCACTGCTTACATTTGTAAGTTAAAGAGATAGTCTGAACTATATAGTAATATATAGAAGTATAAGATAAAGAACTTATACGATAACATTATGCAGCCCAGGATTCGGAAATAATTATATCTATTTTTAATCCTCATAGAGAAAAATTAGCTAGTTATAGAGGATATGACATAAAACAGTTAGGTGCTAATTTTAGAAGTATAACAGTTTTAAAGAATAGATATGGAGAATCTGATGTAGAAGTAGGATGTGCCTTTTATGGTGCAGTTTCAATATTTTCAGAACTTCCAAAACCAGATGAAATTTATGATTATGCAAAGTATAAAAGTTCCGAATGGCTTTTAGCTAATAGTAAAGAAGATACAGAAGAAAAACAATCAAAACACAATTTTGTATTATAATGGCAGCGCAGACAATATTAATTTTAGGTGAAAGTGGACAAGGTAAAAGTTCTAGTTTAAGAAATTTAAATGCGGAAGAAACATTTATTATTTCTACTACTTCTAAACCTCTTCCTTGGAGAGGTTGGAAAAAGCACTTTAAGAAATGGGATCCTAAAACTAGTCCAGAGGGTAATTGGTATCAAACTTCTAAATCTTCTAATATAATTACTATTGTTAAATATGTTAACTCTAAGAGACCGGAGATAAAGAATATCGTAGTCGATAAGTAAAAATTGTCGACTTTAAATCCCGTTAATTGCTGGGACATCCTTAGAGCTTTATAAACTACAACGATGATTAGTAATAATGAACGTGAATGTTTAAAAATTATAAAGATTGGACAATCAGCAGCCAAGATTCTATATGGCGAAATAGAATAAGGTTCACAGACTATCCTTTATGGAGTAAAAATTGAAAAACAAATATTTGCTTTTTAATTTTGAAAAGCGGGAAATTTAGAGTATATTTGAAGTAAATTATTAATAATAAATTTATTTCAAAATATGCAACAAAATAATTATTCATTTTATGTTCTTAAATCGGACATATCGCCAGACGAAATTCGTTATGTAGGAGTAACTACTCAAAAATTAGATAGAAGATTTTCTCAACATAAATACTGTGCTAACCATCCAGAAAAAAGAGGATTACCTGTTCATAAATGGATATACTCTGTATATAAAAATGGGGGCTCAGTTATTATAGAGAAAATAGACGAATGCTCAGAAGAAGCTTGGGAAGCTAGAGAGCAATACTGGATTAGTTATTATAAAAACCTTGGACATAAATTAATGAATATTGACAAAGGAGGAAAAGGTGTAATAACTAAAGAAAAAAGAAGTATTGATTCTCTTACAAGAGCAGGAAATGCCCATAAAAAACCGATAACAGCATTTAATTTAGATGGCACTAAATATAAAGATTTTGATTCTATTACTGAAGCAGCAGCTGAATTAAACGGATCAATAACTAATATAGATAGTGTATTAAATGGTAATTCTAAATCAGCTTGTGGTTTTATATGGAAATATAAAACAGAAGAAGAAAAAATAGATTCTTATAAAAAAGAATCTATTGGAATTAAAATATATCAGTTTGATTTATATGGAAATTTATTAAGAGAATTTGAAAGTAAAAAGTGTGTAATTCAATTCCTTAATAAAAATAGCCACCACGCGTTGGATAAAGCCATAAAAAATAAAACTGAATATAAAAGGTTCTTTTGGGCATTAACTGATAAAATAAATATTTCCGAGTATGTATCTCCATTTAAATATAAGATTACTAAAAATGGAGAGGAAGTAATTCAATTAATAGAACAAAAAGAAGTTGCTGAGTATTTATGTATATCTAAATCTGCTGTTAATCAGTGGTTAAAGAAATATAACGGATCGTTTTCATGTAATAATTATATTGTTGATACAATCTAAATTAAGATATAGTCGGTCTTATATTGAAAAATATAAGGTTGCACGGATTTGCAATATACCATGTCTTTCGAATACATGGATCGTAGGTCTGAAACTGGATTTACTAAGTTTTCTGATATTGGTGGAGACTTTACTGATCTTTTAAGAGTTGCAGATATTATTAGAGATGATATTAAACTTATCTTCACAGGACACAGTGAGAATGTCGGAGATGCTATGAACCCACACTGGAGTTTGAAAACAATTGGCAAAATGGTTAATGAAAAGATTACTCCAGAAGGTTTGTTTACTTATGTTTTCTACGCGATGGCTATACCAGGAGATAATAAAATGGAATATAAATTTCTTACTAATACAGATGGTGAGCATGTCGCTAAAACTCCTCTAGGAATGTTTGAAGAACAACTAATAGATAATGATGTTGCAGAGATTATTAAGATTATAGACGCATATAACGAAGGAGAATAATGATAGTTGAAGAATTCACATTGACTCTTAAGTATCAAGTATCAATAAATAGTGATACTGGAGAGATGACTACAAAATGTATCAGTCGTACAATAGACAAACCAAAAACCAAAAAGAATAATGAGGATGAAAATCCACAATTAATCTTGGAGGATAACAAGTACAAACTTAATAGTGCAGCTATTGATTTAATGGGGCTTTCTCCAGATGATAAAGTTGATATTAAGTATGAAAAAAGAGGTTCTAACATGGTTCCTATTATAGGAACTGATGAAGCCTTTGGAACAAAAGGAGGCAATCGCCTTACTAAAAGTAACACTGTAGCATGTAGGGGCAGTAAAAATGATGAACTTTCTAAGTATGGTTCTATTTTTACTATTACCACGCATGAAAGTAAAGAGAATCTATTTGTTTTACATGGAGATTCTCAACCTGAAGAAATATCTAAAGGAGATGAAAATATTTCAATAGAGGATCTCGATGAAGAACTTCCTGTTGATTTATCTAGTTTAGATTTAGAAGAAGACATAAACTCATCCGATTTTTCATTTAATTTATAATAAAAAGTAATATAATTATGGCAGAATTTAATTTTGGTTCACTCGCAAACACTCAGGCAGTTTCTAATGTTCAACAACGTCTTAAACCTTGGAATATTTATAATGTAAAGTTTACAGGTGCTCGTATTGACGTTATTCAGGGCAAGAAAGACCCTAATGCAACCTATAATATTCTTAAAGTAAGATTTGACGGTGAAGATGGATATTATGAAGAGTCTATTTTCTTCCCTAAAGAAGGAGATGACCAACGTCCTATGTACACTAGTAAGGATGGTCATGAGTATCCGGGAGCATCTTCATTTGATCGTACTATGACTTTTATTGCACAAGTAAGTGAAGTTCTTAATCCAGAAGGTTGGAAGAAATTGCAAGCAGCAAGTGTACGTTTTAAGAGTTTTGATGATGTTGCAAAAGCTTTTATTGCAATCCTTGATAAAGTTAAAGGTAAGGAGACTAAACTTAAACTTGTAGGTAAAACCAAAGATAATCAAGTTCAAGCAGTTCTTCCTAAGTTTGTAGCTATTGATAAGCAAGGAAATAAATTTACTTGTGATAATTTTATTGGGGATAAATTGTTCTTTTCTGCATATGAGGAATCTAAGAAAGCAGAATATGAAAATGCAAAACCAACTGCAATGCCTTCTAAGCCTGCCGAAAATCTAGAGATTGATAATGCTGGTTCCGAAGACATTGATTTCTCATCCCTTCTCTAATGATTAGTTGAATTTTGGAAACTTTGGTTTTTGCTAGAAATTATATAAATTTGCATTAAAATATAATATAGTTTATGAATTTCCAGTTTGAAACTAAGGTAACCAAGGAATTAATACTTTCTAGGTTTTCCGAGGAACAAATAATGGAATATTATTTACGAGTCCCTGTAAAGCATGGATTGTTTAGATCTCCCTTAAGAAGAGATAAACAACCAACTTGTAGTTTTTATAGAAACAAATCAGGAGAATTAATTTTTAAAGATTTTGCAACTGGACAACATTTAAATATATTTGGCATAGTTCAAAGTATGTTTGGTTGTTCCTACTATGAGGCTTTACGTATAATAGCAAATGATTTAGGAATTGTAAAGAATAGTTCTATTACTCGGAATCCTGGAAAGATTAATGAAAATCCAGTAACAATTAAAGATAAAGAGATGTCTAAAATCCAAGTTGAAGTACAAGATTTCACTGAATTAGAATTAAAATGGTGGAAGAAGTATGGTATAACTTTGGATATTTTAAAAAGATTTGATGTTTATTCTTGTAAATATATATTTCTTAATGATCAAGTTTTTGCTAAATCCCAACAACATTGTCCTATATTTGGATATTATGGTAAGAAATATCAAGGTATGGAACTTTGGAGATGTTATTTTCCAAAAAGAACTTCTTTTAGATTTATAACAAATTGGCCCAGTAAGAAAATACAAGGATTTGACCAACTTCCTAAAGAAGGAAAATTATTAGTAATCACAAAATCCATGAAAGACTGTATGTGCTTATATTCTATGGGCATTACAGCTATTGCTCCTAATTCTGAAACCCAATTTATATCAGATACAGTATTGGAAAATCTAAAACAAAGATTTAAATATATTGTAGTATTATTTGATAATGATTATACCGGAATTTCATTTATGTCTAAAATAAAAAAGAAGCATCCAGAATTAATTTATACTTGGTTGCCCAGAAAAAGTGGAGCAAAAGATATTAGTGATTATTATAAAGAAAATGGAAGAAGTAAAACATTAAATTTAATAAAGAGTTTTGTATTATGGCTAAGAAATCATAGAAAGAATTGAATACATCGTGTAAAGCAACTTTTAAAAGTGGGACTAGTAAAGAATATTCTTCTATTGAAGAAGCTAGTTTAGAAACAGGTATTAGTATAGCATCTATTAAAATACGGTGTAATAAACCTGGAACTGGAGGAAAGGATAAAACTGTATTTGAATGGTTAGATCCAAAAACTGCAGCGCATTATAGAGCTAAAAAATCTAAATCTAAAGGAAAAGATTTAGAATATGAGATCGTAGAACGATTAAAATCTATAGGATATTCTGGAGTTTGTAGATCAGCAGGCGAAAGTAAGGCTTTAGATAATAATAAAGTGGATATTGCAGATACTAACAATGAATTAGAAGTAGCAATTCAAGCTAAACACTATGCTAATTTTCCTAATTATTTTAATATTCGTTCTAGCTGTACTGATCCTAGAGAATTAGTAATGATATGGAAGAAAAGTGCTGAAGCTGGTTCTATAAGTAAAGGCACACTAGCTGTAATGGACGTTGATTTATTTTACAAATTATTAGAGACTTATCATAAAAACAAATGAATAAATATATAATTCCTATTTGTGATCTTGAAGAAGTATGGATTCTTACTATAATGGCACGCTCTACATCTGCTTGTCAAGATAAAATTATAGAAAATTTAACAGACAGGTATGATATAGAAGAATGTAATAATTATAGAGAATTTGTACAAGTTGCAGATTCTAAATATAATATCCTTATAGGAGATATAAAAGATATAGAAGAACTATGAATTTAAAAGTATCTATGGATCTTGATGGCTGTCTATGTGACTTTTATGGTGCCTATTTCTCTAGGTTCGGAAAAGCATCTAAAGACTCCGCAATAACAAAAAACGTTACAACAATACTAATTAAAGATAAAGAGTTCTGGATGAATCTTCCAGTACTAAATACATTAAATTGGATTCCAAGACAATATACTACTGCTCGAATTATACATAAGAGTTGGACTAGAGAGTATTTGGATAACAAACAATTTCCTAAAGCACCAATCTATCAGGTTTATGGATATGGTTTAAGTAAATATGCTAAAATTAAAATGGGGGGCTGTCATCTGCATATAGATGATAGCCTTTCTGTATTTAAAGACTTAAATTCAAAAGGAATTCCATGTTTATTGCTAGATAGTCCTACTAATCAAAATTGGGGGCCTATAGGTAGAATTTATTCATTGGATGCTGATGAAATAGAAGATTCATATTGGTTATTTAAACAAACTTTATTTCCCTATTTTAAAGAACTTCTATGAAAATAACTCCATTATTAGATACTTTAAGACTAGAGAAAATTAGTGATGCAGAATACTTTTCTGAAAAGTATAGTAATTATATTAGTAATTCTAGATTAGGATTAATAAATCCAGAACAAGATGGTTCTGTTGAAAAGTTCTTTGAAGGATTTAAACCTATGTATAGTGCAGCATTCGATTTAGGTAGTGGGGTGCATGAACTTACATTACAAGAAAATCTCTTTGAAGTATGCTGGGATGCAGATAAACCTACAGCTAAAATGGGAGCATTAGCAGATAGATTATATCCGATTTTTAAAGATGGAAATCTTACAGATCAAGATATACTAGAACAAGCTACTATTATAGATTATTATGGAGGACAACTATCTGAGTCTGGAATACAAAAAGTAAAAGATAAATGTGAACAATATTGGAAAGATCGACAACAATGTGAATCTCAATATAAAGGTACTAAGGAATTATTATTTTTTGATCCTAGAAGTAGAAGTATTGTAAAGGATTGTGTAGATGCATTGGCTAAGAATATGCGAATACAACAATTACTTCATCCTACAGGATTGTTAACGACTCCAGTATCTGAAACAGAACAAGCAATTCTATTAGATGTTGAAATTGAAATAGAAAATTGCCCTAAATTTAAATTGAGATTAAAGTCTAAATTAGATCACTATTCAATTGATTGTGAATCTAATATCATTACTGTGAATGACGTAAAGACAATTGGTAAAGTAGTTTCTGAAATGGGAAATAATATATCTAAATTCCATTATAATAGAGAAATTGCTATGTATAGTTGGCTTTTAAGTTTATGTGCTAAAAAATTCTATAATCTAGATAATCCTACTATAAAAGGAAATTATTTAGTAGTTTCTACTCTTCCTAAAAATTATACTAAAGTAGTTCCTATGACCAAGCAAATGTATAAAGAAGGATGGTCGGAATTTGTAAAATTACTAAAATTAGTAGCACAAACAGTGTCCGAAACACATCATGATTTTGGAATATGGATATAATAACCACACCTCCGTATGAAACAATGCAAAGACTTTATAATACATATTTTTCTCTTAAATATTTAGGAAAAGATATTAATAGTAAATTTGCATTAATAAGTCTAGTTTGTTATATTACTGAAAAATTAAAAGAAAAGAAACCTGATTGGACACATTGGAAAACTTTATATAGTATAAATAAAGGATCTGTTCCAGAAGATTTTTTAAAAGGTTTGGCAGTAATATGTTCTGATTTCGCATATGGATGCACTTCATTTCCAACTTTTGGAATAGAGGATAAGAAAATTCCAGCTAAAATAAAAGAGTTATTGGATTCTTATCTTCCATTTTAAAGTCTATGTTACATAGGCTTTACAGTTCGTATAGATACAATCTATTAACACCTTTTAACAATTAAAATATTGATTTTATTTTTGAGTATTTGATAATAATATTATATTTGCAAGTACTCCGATTGCTTAGAGGGGTAGAGATAAAAATGAGAAATTTTAGATTATTTTACAATTTATTCTTTTGATAATTCGATAAAAAGTAGTAAATTTGTATATAGTTAGAATGGAGATGATAATACGAACTAATGTTTAAAAATATTTATTGAATTATGGACAAAATTTTGAATTTTAAGAAGCTTGAAGTAAATGGTGCAACAAAGGAAGAGGCATTGGCAAAGGCACCTTTTGATATTATGGGTAATGCAACTCCGGCATATAAGCTATGGCGTAAGAAGCAAGTAAACGGTATTACTGAGTCTGATAAGAAGCAGTTTATGCTTGATTATCTTGCAAATAAGTCTAAGAATTGTGCTAATGTTGGTTTTTATATTGTAGTAGAGTCAGCTGTAGCTGACACTCGTGAGCGTCCTTATCGTATTAATGATGTAAAGAATGAGAAGGGTACTCGTCATTATAAGACTGTTTATCAAATTAAGGATGCAGCTACTGGTGCTGTTCTCGCTGAAACTAATGAAACCAAGGCTAAGGCTAAGGAACTTGCTAAAGCTCTTTATACAAATGCAGAGAATCCGTATAAGGGTAATTTGGTTTGTACTTATACTAAGCAGGTTGTTGACGGTGAACCTACTGCATTTACAGTAGATTATACTCCTTCAAAGAGTTCACAAATGGGCACATACATTGTATTTGGTATTGAAAGAGACTAATTTAAAATAAAATTAGTGATTTAATTTAAAATTGATAATTGCTTGACAGGGTGGTATCTTCGGGTATCACCCTATTTTTGTATATATATGAAACAAACAACATTAAAGAAATATCTGGGTATTTTAAAGAGTGTAAAGAAAAGTGGTAAAACTCTAAAACAATATTGTGATGCACATTCTGATATGTCTTATAAATCAATAGTGCAAACAATATCTAAAATTAGAGAATTACATGAAGAAGAATCTAAAATAGTTTCAGATATTTTGACACTTTATAGTCAGGTGACTAAACAAACACAGACAATTACTAATTGTGAAATTGAAACAGATGCAGTAGCTGAGACATCTTGTGATAGAGATGAGAATGGACATATTCAGAATTATAGGTATCAAATATTTAGAAAAAACAAAACTCCATTGTGTGGAAGATTGTCCAGAGAAGAAATGGATACTATTTATAGATTGTATTCATATTATGGAGATTCTTTAACTCAAAGAGTTATTTCTAGATATTTTGTAGAATTATCTCTAATAGACTTTAAGAGAATTCTTCGTGCATTTAATATTACTAAAGCTTCCTCTCCTTTCGCTCCCCATATGTTTGAAGAAAAATCCGAGGAGGAGCTAAGAGAAATACAGCTTCGTGAAAAGGAAAACAGTTTCCTTAGAAAAGCTGAAGAAGACAATATTAGAAATACGGAGAAACTTCTTAAAAAGTATGCTCAAGAAAATATAGAACTGAAAAAGAAAATAGAAAAATATACAGAATTTTCAATTTCAATTCCTAAAGATTTAGAGCCTTTACATTTTACAGAGAGTTCTCCCTCTACGGGATTGAACTTAAATTTATATTTATCTGATATTCATCTAGGTGCTAAAATAAATAGTGGAGCATTGTATCAAGAAAATATAAATTATGGGTATAATGAAGCTAAACGTCGTCTAGTTACTATCTTGCATAAATTAGAATGTTTTGAATCATTATTTGATACCATAAATGTAGTACTTTTAGGAGATAATGTTGATTGTCCTGGATTCTTTGGCAAAACTGCCAGATTAGATCACGATATGCCAGAAAATATGGATCCTCGTGAGCAAGCTAATAGTTTTATTAAACTTATTATGTGGTTTGTGGAATCTTTGTATGTTTCCAAAATAGGTTCTAATATAAATATATATTCAGTTCCATGCGGAAATCATGGAGGAAATTTTGAGTATATGTGCAATAAGGCATTAATGGCAAGTATAAATGCTAAATTTCCAGATGCTAAAACTACTATGTGGGAAGAATTCTACGGAGTATTTAAACAAAGTGGTCATACCTTTGTCTGTGCCCATGGTAATTAAAATCTAAAAATTAATTTTGTTTTATAAAACATATTTCGTATATTTATATGGAAATAGTAATTAATATATAGAAATATGAAATTTTATAAAAATTTAAATCTTGATGATCTTATTAACTTACTTTTAAGAGGTGAAAAAACTCTTTCAGAAGTAACTAGAAATTATAAAGATACAGAACAAATAATTATAAATAGATTTAAGGAATTAGGATTTTATAAAATAGAAAAAGGAAAGAATATAGTTTCCTGTGCTAAATATAAATATGCAGCTGATAAATATGTTGAATTGGGAGGTTTTCCTAATACAAATATTAAAGAATTAGCGTCAGAATTTAAAATTAGTGCTAATGAACTATCTGACTATATTTCTACTTATTATCCTGATATAAAAATTTTAGGAAAAGCGAATTTTAATGAATATATATTTGATTCAATTGATACTGAAGAAAAAGCGTATTGGCTAGGATTTTTATTTGCTGATGGAACTATTAGTTCTTCACCTTTAAGAAAAGAAGTTAAAACTCAATATCAAATTGAATTATCTTTATCTATCAAAGACTTGGAACATCTTGAAAAGTTTGCTAAATTTTTAGAATATAAGCAATCTTTATATAAAGATGAAATTAGGTGTAGATTAAGTGTATATTCTAAACATTTATGGAATATTTTAAATGTTAATGGCTGTACTCCTAAGAAATCATTAACTTTGAAATTTCCTAGAATTGAATTATTTAAATCTAAAGAATTGATATATCATTTTATTAGAGGATATTGGGATGGGGACGGCTGTTTAACTTGGAATGATAAAGAGCATACTCGCCCAGAAGTTTCTGTCTTAGGAACAGATGAAATATTAAATTCTATTATTAAATTTATTTGTTCTAAAACACCTACTTTACATATTAATCACCCAGAACAACAAAGTATTATTAAATATTTTAATTTAACTGGAAAGGACGCCTATGAAAGTATGTGCAAACTTTATAAAAATTCTACAATATATTTATCGAGAAAATATGAAAAATTTTTAGAATATTGCCGTCTATATGAGGAATCATATAGATAATTAGAAACCAAAATCGGGGAATACTGAGATGTTAATCCCGAGGTAATTACAGAAATTAAAAAGTCTGTAACACCGTAACGCGTAGGACTTGAAACTTGTAAAAGAATAAAATAGTCCCAAGAGTGGTTTCCATCCCAACTGAAATAAGTGGATGAAAAGGTACGCTGAGCTATAGTGAATAGGAAACTATAGAAGTCAAGATAAAAAACTTGGCGATAACATAACTGAAAGACGACCAGTTCTGTAAAAAGGGACTTCCTCTCAACTTAGATGAAAAGTCTAAGGTATTGTTATATGAATGGCTAGATTCTAGAGGGATTACAGGTGATAATATTCATATTGTTAAAGGTGATTTGCATTCTAATAATATGAATTCTTGCAAGAAATTTACTTATCGTAATGTGTTAAGTTTATTTGGAGCATCTGATTATTCAAATTATAATTTCTCTAGAAATTCTTATGGACTTTCTTATGATTTGATAATTAATGATAATTTAATTAGTGGAACTTTTGAAAATATTTAAAAATGGATAAAGAAGAATTAATTAGTAGATATTGCGAGGATTATGATAAGGTACTCAATTATGTTGATAGTTTATCTGATTTACAATTAGATTATATTTCAAATAAATGTTGGGGGAGAAATTCCTGATAATTTCGAAGATTTCACAAATTTTATAATTAGAGAAGTAAGTGGTGATGTATTATATTTTGCTTTTGAATATTTCTTTAAGGATAATAGTGGCCCTGTATGGGATATTCT